ACAGACTCCTTGGTTTGAAGATAGTGATAAGCTTGAAGCAAATCTAGTTCTTCTTCTGGAAGGATCTGGTGTAATTGAATTCATTATAAAGCTTATTCTTGGCAACTGATTTTCTATTCTCGTACCGTCAGTTATCGAAGAAGGATTTAAAAGTCTTTGAATAAATTTTTCTTGTGAAGAATAAGTAACAGGAACTCTTAGGCTCGTATTTGGTCCCGTTTCATTGTCATGTGAAACGTAAATATTGCTAAAAAGAGTTCCAAATCCAACTATTAGCCTTCTTAGACTTTTATTGTAATAATAACCAAACATTAACTAGCTCCTCCACAGCCATCGGCTGGATCATTGGGATTAAAATCATAAAGGCTGGCTTCGTCGTCCAACACTGTATTGATGCCAGCGGAGGTACCGAGTATGTTGTTGAGAGGATCGAATGTAACACCAGCGGTCGTTCCGGTGCTTGTATACGGTTGATTTATTTCCGTATATGTTGTGTTTATCTTCTCGTAGCTGTAGGTGAACAACTCTGCGGTAATCTGGTATGAATACAGTTTGCCTAGAGGATAAAGAGGATTTTCATGTTCAACGAAGTTAATTTCAAATAAAGACTTCGACAGGGGAAAATAAATCAAATCTCCCTCTCTGGGTCTTATTATAGTTGAGTCTATATCAGTTACCTGCTCTTTAAATCTTCTGCGAGCCATGATAAGATTTATCTTGTCTTTGATTTCAATTCCAAATTGAGTGATAACATCAGTTCCTTCAAACCCTTTGTATGATTGTATGTACATTTCGATCACATATGTTTGGCTGAAGGAAGACGCAGGATCTTCGCCAAATAGTCTATCTATATTAAAATATTGTCTAGGAACGTAAATGCAGTCTTGCCCAACCCCCTGTATCAATTCTACGGTGATATCTTCAACCAGTCTTTGCTCTGATTGATTTGTGGTTAGATTGATATATGGGTTTATTGCCATTTATTATCCTATAAGCGGATCGACTGGAAGCTCGTAGTTCTTGAGTAGCTGCTGTTCTATTTCTTGGATTTCTCTCATTGCCTCCTGCATTATTGCGGGAGCGTTCAATTGCGCTCCACCCGGCAAAGGCATTCCTGTAAACTTCATTAAGTTTTGTGCCCATTGCTTTTTCAATACTGCAGCAAAATACTTTTTAAATATTCGATCTTGCCAAATTTTTGGATATTCATCTTCGCTTATTTTTACATAAGCCTCAACCATCAAAAATCGTGATGAATCAACCTTACTGTGGTCTGTATCCAAGAATAAACGATCAGTAGTTTTTGTATATGTAAATGAAACAGGATAATTGAATACGTCATTTACCAATTTTACATAAGACATGCTCTCCATGTAAGATGCCATCGGTCCACTGGGATAACCAGACTGGTTAAAATAAAGACCAAAGAAATCAAACAAGGTCATCTGGTAGCGAAGATCAAACATATAGTCTCCGACCTTATAACTTGGAGCATATACTTTTGAAATGCTTACTATATCTGTAGCATTCGGCCAGTAACCAGTTACACCACTTGGATCTGTCCTTACTTGAGCACCAAGAGCTGGACCAAAAGAAGTTGTATCAAAATACTTTCTGGCAACATCCTGTGCTGTAACTTGATATACGTAAATTGCTCTTTGATTAAAATCAAAGTGTCTTTCCTGCATATAAATCAAAGCTTCATCCAAGCGATCTTCGATCTGCTGGGGATCCACGTTTATTTGGATGACTGGGGCACCCAAACTTCTCATGGTGTAATCTATAAATTCTTGGCGAGTGGTAATCGGCATCTTAGAAATATTTATGAATTATCAATTATTTTGTTTAATTCATCCATAAATTTTTCTTTTTCTGCATTTCCACCTATTGTCACTTGTATGTATTGCAGCTTTTCTGGATCGAAGTTTTCTATCTGATCTTTTCTGAATGCCGTTTCTATTGTTGAAAAATTTGGATCGTAGTTTGTAAATCCCGGCATTTTTACAGGGCAATTTAGTGTCGGATAGTCCAATTTTGAGTAGTCATCTGAATTTTTAATCAACCAAGTGTGGGACTTATCTCCACATCCACATTTACCACAATAATGCTTACCCGGTGTAGAACTATTTCTCAAAAATGGACATGGGCGTATATCCTCAAAGCCAAAACAAGATAAAGCTCTAAGTTGCTTTGTTGGTAAGTCTGTTTTGTTGTCTGATAAGCCGCGAGAAGCCAGAGATGCAGCAAACATTATCATTTTTTTAAACATAAGACAAAATTATTATATTGTGGTGTATATTACAGAAACTCCAGCAGGAACAACGTATGTTTCTAAAAAGTTTTTATAATTCAAAATGGTGTCATAATAAGCAGAATCAACTTTTATAGTAATTATGCTTGCCGTGGATGTATTTACTAATACGGAATCCCAAGGAATTCCCAATAAATTTGATATTAGATACCTTATTGCTTGTGGTGTGCCCTTTACATTAAAATAATTTGCATCTGCATTTATTGCAAATTTTCTAACATTTGGGATTAAAGATGAAAAATTTTGTTGACTGAAATCAGCACCCGGAAAGTAAAAATCAATATAAGCTTCTAAAAAAATTTCATTTGCTAATGGTATTGTTCTTATCTTTTCCCAATCTAACTGAGCACCATAACCATGTTCTAGAGACAGTAACCATCTCATGTAATTTTTTACTATTTTTGTTACTAAGACTTCTGAATTGTCTTCCGCAGCTTTTACAATCCAAGAAGGAAACAATGATTCTATTGTGAGTTTATCTGCTAGCCATTTTTCATTTTCGATGTCATAGTAATCAGAATTGTACAAAGTTTTTGCTCTTTCTATTAGAGCATTAATTTTTCCGTCTACGCTAGCGGGCTGTGTACTAAAAAATATGATCATTGTTGATATACCACTGTAATTCCTGCTGGTGTCAGCGCAGAAAGATATGTCAATAGCTTAGAGATATTTTCAGATGTAAGTCCAGAAACATAAACTTTAACTTCTCCCGGATAAGATGTATTTCCTACGGAAATTAAAGTTTCATCCGTTGTTCCAGATATTCCAGAACTTAAAATAGCATTTTTATAATCGTTTATTGTCACACATCGTTCTTGACCAGTAGCTTTAAACAAAAGTTTTGCTCTAGCTTCTGCAACAGAAATCTGATTATAACCGCTGCTTGGTAAATCAAATGTTCCAAATGTAACGTCGCTTCTAGACGTAATTGTTGCGCTATTTGCAACGTTTCCATTAGATAGAACAGCTTGAATTAAAATATTGCTATTTGTTAAAACTTCTCTGGAAGATGCAAAGTTATTTGTAACAAGATACCCTTGTGGGGCATTCATCACAGAGAAGTGTGTATTGTTACCAGCAACAGTTGTGTTAGATTTATCTACTCTGGTCCACTTTGTAACTTGGCTGCTTCCAATTTGTGTTTCATACATGTTAATTGTAGATGGGTCAACATTAAATGGAAGAATGCAACTTTGTGTATCATAATCGTAATTTGTAAAACTTACTACTTCTGTTCCAGAGTACAGAGTTATGCTTTGAGATGTGTTTGGTAAAACTTGTTCCGTATTGAAAAAGAACACGTCAGCACCATTTGTTGCTCTTGCCTTAAAGGTTGTGTAGTCTTGTAGCGTTACTCCAGCTGTTGTTACTGTTCTCTGCACTCTTGCTGATTGTATAGGTGCAACCAATACCGATGAGTTTGCAGCAATACCAAGTATGGATTCCATAGTGTTTGCAGTAGTTGCAAAGCTATTGATGAAACCAAATTGTGCATAAACTCCGTTATATGCGGTAACAGTAGCGAGAATATTTAATAATAAATTTACAGAGCTAGCTTCATTTCTAAAATCCAAATCCTTCAAATCGCTTTGTTGTTCTAAAAATGATATAAGCGATGATTTGATATCATCAAAATCCAAAGAAGCTACGTTTAAATTTGTTAATTGATATGTCATGTTAAATCTACCTCAACAAAGCACGAAGCATTGTTTTGTGTTTTGATTCCGTCAAATATGCTAAAATTTATTTGAAAAGAAAGTTGTTCATCTTCTTGAGACAAAAGATCTACACTAACATTACTTATCTGGGGTATTGCGGCTTGAATGTATGCTGCCAAATTCAACTCCAACAAACCGGGATCGTTTGTGCCAAAAATGTAGCTGAAGTAATCGGATCCCATATTCATGTCTGAAATGAGTTCACCCTTTTGAGTCTTCATTATGTGTTCAATATATTGTGAAATAGCATTGAATCCAGTCACGATACCAACATCTTTTTTGGTTTGTGCTGTGTCTACTTTTTCTAATAAAATTGAAAAGTCTCGTATGGCCATCTAGATATTTAGTTTAGGTATAATCGGCTGCGTAAGTTCCACCAGCAGCAGATGGAGACAAATTTTCTGGTATTTTGGAAACGGAAAGTGCCGTTTCGTGTGTTTGAGTTGTTACGACATGCTTCAATCCTATTATGTAATAATATCCGTTTAAAGGAGAAGACGTATTTGCATAAGGATAACCGCTTGCAGCATCTACATCGATATAAACTACTTGACCTAGCTTTAGTTTAAAATCTCCCGCAACGGTAAAATCAGCTTTTTGACCGTATTTTAAAGCATCTAAAAACTCTATTCTTTTTATAGGAGTTATTTTGGGGGTGTTCCAAAAGGTAGCCACATTCTGTCTTAACTTCAAATAATTGACAAAGTTTGGCCCTATGTCCGGGCATGTGCAGCTTAAAGAGGCTTCTGGGCTTCCCCACAAACATCCTAACCAACTTTGAGATAGTGTAGTTGTTATTTGATCACATTCAACAGAAGGCTTGTCCAAATACATGTCTACCGGAGTAAACGTATTTGTCAAATTTGGATTCGGTAAAGTTGATCCTGTCCAAAGTGTGTAATTATACTTCTGAGCAGCCCCAGATGAACCAGATGCACCGGAAGATCCAGATGTACCGGATGCACCTTTTATAAAACCAAGATATGTTGCTATGTCTTTGATACCGCTAAAACGGTCAAAGCAATTATCTAAAGTATCTGGGATTGATGTAACTCCCCGTGTTATGGATGAGTTAGCACAGATATAAGTGTCTCTTGAGTTTAATCCATACAGAGCTTCTTGGCTATAATTTGTACCGTAAGTTTTTATTTGATTGGTTGCCATTTTTAACCTTTAACCCGTGTTGCCCCCGGTATTTCCACCCGTGTTGCCACCTGTATTTCCTCCACTTGGAACCGTACAGCAACCATCAAATGCATTTTCTGCAGTAAAGTAGTAAACAACATTGTTTCCATCAGTATATTTACATAGTTTTACTATATGGAAAATATCTTCTCCAGATGAAAGAGTTGCTGCTTTTGCCCCAATAGGTCTTAATTTAAATCCTGCAGGAGCGCAGCTACTTATGTACCCTGTTGGAATGTATCCGGTAGTCAATCCACGTTCGTTAAGATTGATAGCCCACGTATCATCTTGAGTATTAGATGACTTTAGAATATCTAAGCCCCATTTTTCAACTTGGTAAAACAAAGGAATTCCACAGGATCCACCAGATGCACCAGATCCTCCAGATGCACCGGAACCACCAGATGCTCCCGATCCAGATGTGGCACCTGTTGTACCCTCAAAAGATAATTTATTCCATTTATATCTGTATTTTTTACCAACTGAATTCCCAGTTGGGCAGTTGCTGTCTTCTTCGTATCTTAAAAGTGCAGCAAAGAAACATTCTTCCTGCTTTTTTCCCATGCAACACAATGAATACATTATGAAGTTTTGTAATTCGATTCTGCGTATTTCTTCAAGTCTCGCAGCGGCCCCGCTTGCACCAGAAGCATTTTCTGCTAAAAATGCGTTATACCGTATGTTCATTACTTTTTGTAAGTAAGTAGAATCACCGGGGACCAATGCAGCTGAACCTATGCTGTCAGGATAATTTGGATGAACCTCCGTCATGTCGAACATGTTTTTCCACATTTCGGTGTTGTCAACAAATTGCATAAATCCCGAAGATCCCATAAAGTTCATTTGGGAATAAACATTTTGTGTGCCAAAATTTTGACCAATCAAAGCATGGTGAGAGGAATCGTTTATGCTATCCAAACCATCATAATAACCCCAATATGAATCATAAATTATCTGCTCCGCACCGGGAACTGCAATCCCAGTACCATCTGTATCTATAAGTTCAATGTTAAATTTTTGTCCTTCATCTTGAAATTGATACATTAATGATTTGTAGTTGTATGAATCAATATCATCTGCATTTGTTATCCCTGCAGGCACAAGATCTAAAACCTTTGGAGTCTTTTTAATATAATAATAGTTTTTAGATATAAATTGATATGCAGGATTTGTGGTAAAGAAGTAAGCTTTTCTGTAAACTTTTCTATCTGAAAGCTTTTGAATTACAGCATCACCATCGAATATACCAATTCTTCTATAGTCAGCATCAAGTGTTGCCGCACTAGGATCTTCTTGAGGATTTCTGTGAAAATATTTAAAATTTACACTTCCATCAAATTCGGTCCAAAACATATATTGCGGTACGCCGTATTGCACCCCAGCATGGACTGTTGACACTGCACCAGAAGCAAGATAATTCAAATAATCTATAGGGTTGTCAGCAACTGCTTCTTGGCGGTCATGTACTGTATTAAGGGGTCTATACAAAACATAATTTGAAGTGGGGTCATTATAACCACCAGCACCATTGAATGCTTTTTGCTTTACTAAATCGACAAAATCATTTACCAAATAGACATTTGGCTTTTGTATATTCAAAAGAGTATTTAAAGAACTTTTTTGTGTTTTAGTATAATATTGATTTGAAATATATATTCCGACAAAATTTTCTTCAGTATCCGATGCGGCATTATTCAAATAACTTACGCTGGTTATCGTAGTAAACCATTTATTTCCGTTAAAAAATTCTATGGTAACTTTATCAATATTATAAAGTTTTAAGCGCCCAACAATATCTTTTGTGTCTCGTACTACTACGACACCATTTGGAAAAACATCATTTATGTTTTCTACTAGTTCCAATCTTTCAAATTGGCATTCTGTGTTTTGTATTAATATGTTTACAGATTCAGAATTATAGCTACTCTGCAAGTAGATTGCTTTAACCGTAGAATATGCTGGATTAAATTCACCTTGTGTATTGGGCATGTCAACTATATTTAACTGTTATAAATTGGGTTTTTAAAGTACCTATTTCACTTGGCAGAAAGCACAAAATATTTTTTGACTTATCTTCGATGAATTTTGTAACCGTGACAGGAATAGTTTCAGTTGGCTGCACTGGAACTGGTGCTGCTTTTTTCTGATCTGTTGTTGTATTCGAAGAATATGTATTCTTAAAAATTACTTTTCCATCTTCTGGTTCTTTTATTTGAACTGTTGTGTCTAGGTATTTTTGTTTATTGCTTACATATGCATTGTTATATACAGCATATCCGGTTGCAGTTGGATAAACTATTGTAAGTTGCTGACCAGTTGAACCTGTTGGACTCAAGAAAGAGTATGTCGCACCTTTCTGATCTTTTATTACCATGTTTCCGTCGTAAAAAGAAACGGACTCAATTATAGAGATCGGCCCATTTAAATCAAAATTTCCAATGTAGTTATAACTTGAACAAGATCCGGTATTTGCAATATATGGAGCTATTATGCTACCTTTTGGAAACGCAATACCAGTTGTACCACTCATACCCTGTACGCTGGCAAAGTTTATTTTATTTTCATTTGCCTTTGTAAACAAGACTGTATTGTCAGACAATAACTCAAATGGATTTATTTTTTTAGCAGCTAGTAAAAATGCCCAAAAGTTATTTGGATCTTGGTATACGGTAAAACTTGCTTCAAGTAATGTTGTTTTAGAATCCACTAAAACATTATCTGTGGAAAGAGCAACTTTATCTGCATCAATATAAGTAAAAAAACTTGATATATTAAAATTTCCAATTGTAGATGCAAAAGATCTTTTTGGAAGGTTTTCAAAGTACTTCATATTGATTATCCATTATACCCAAAGTATCTATAAGATATTTCAGACTTAGACCACGTTGCATTTGCTTCTGGTACATAAGTTCCGGTTTCAAACTCTGTGAATACTAAACCCAAAAGGGTTACCGACGATGCTCCGTTTGGAAGATATCTGATAACAGTATCTGCGTCATCGTTCTTTTTTACTATTACGGTATTTAAAACGCAAACTAAAGGCTCACCGAGCCAGTTTGCTGTTAGATTTGCTTCCCCACCTAGAGCTACACCATTACCACGGGAAACTTGCAAGGCCCATAAATTTTGGGGATAAGATCTTTCCGGTAAATTTGAAGCAACAGTTGGATATGAAGATTTTCTAAAAGTACCAACAATGTTTTCTATGGCTATGGATTCTTCGTCACTTTTAGGTACAAGAACATATTGGAAAAAATATTGTTTTCTTCCCTCGGATATCATTGTCATTTCTGCAATGTTACTAAATCTTCTATAAGTTGAAGTAGCAAACATTCTTTCGTGATAAAATAATGCTGGTTGCATAACTCTTGCTATCATATTTCCAGCACCAGACATATTGACTCCCCCGCTATTTGCCAATCCAGCTCTGCTAAGTATTGGGCCTACAGGATTGTTATTGCTTTCACCATAATTATGTTGAATGGTGTATCCCGGCTCTTTAGGCATAGGAAGCTGTAAATGGGCAAAAGATCTGTTTATTACACCAGATCTCGTTCTCTCAAAATTTTTAAGAGAATAGTTTGCAGCATAAAAGTTCATCCATAAAGGCTGTTCTGCTGCATAAACACCAAATGGATACTTGTAGGTCGATGGCATTTCTATACTATTTAGATAAAATTCTCTAAATAATTTTATGGCGTATAGGACCAAATACACACCTATAAATAAAGAAAAATACATAGGAGACAGTACAAAAATTACATGTCGCTCCTTATGGGAGAGAAATGTATGTAAATTTTGCGATGAAACTCCGAGTATAATTAGGTGGTCATTTGAAGAGATAATCATTCCATATGAAAATCCATTAGATAAAAAGGTTCACAATTACTACCCGGATTTCTTAATTCAAGTCAAAAATGACGATGGAATAAAAACATTAATGGTGGAAGTAAAGCCAAAGAAGCAAACATACTTGAAGGAAAATGCTTCTAAAAAAGAAAAGATAACTTGGATTATAAACACCGCAAAATGGAAAGCAGCCGAAAGTTACTGCAAAAAACACAATATGGAATTCAAACTAGTAACAGAAAAAGAGATATTTGCAAATGGCTAACTCAATTGTAAACATTAAAGAATACTTTGAACGGCATAAAGGTCTCCAAAGAAACAACAGATATTCTTTATCTTTTTCCGGACTGCCCAGTTCGCTGCCCCAATTACAAGAAGACGACATTCAAGTATTGGCCGTCTCTATGGGAGCAAGAGCAATAGACTCGTTGGCAGACAACTTGGCTGGATATGGTTCAGGACGAGCTGTTCCACGATCTCAAAGATTTGTGCCCGGAGTAATGTTAACCTTTGCAGTAACCAACGACAATTTTATTACAGATTTTTTTAATAACTGGTTTAATTTAATTTATTCCGGTGGAAATATTAAGGGAAATCAAAGTGCGCCATTTCAACTCTCATTTTATGATGATATAATTTACAATTCAAAGTTAAATGTAAAACTTTTAGATCCAAATGGAAACACAAATCGTGTATATACATTTTATGAAATTTATCCTCTTGAATCTATACCAGTTGAATTAAATATGATCGAATCAAACAAATATATGGTATATCAGGTATTGTTAAACTACAGAGAATTTACATTTAAGGCACAATAATGGAAAATATAGTCAATTTTTTGAATTCTACGCTTCCTTCTTACGAAACAACTCTTCCTTTTTCTAAAAAAGTTGTATCTTTTACTCCATTTAAGGTAAAAGATGCAAAAAATATTGCAATAATATTGCAAGAAAATAATAAAAAGCTTGCTTTAAAGTGCATGATTGATCTTTTAAAGACATGTGCACCAACTTTTGTTGCAGACGATGTTTGCTTGGCTGATGCTGAATATTTGTTTTTGCAAATTAGATCAAAAAGCGTGGATGAGGTATTGAATTTAGTTAGAAATAATGAAAAAATTCAAGTAAACATAGCAGATATAAAAACAAGAAACGACATATTGTCAGAAAAAATAGAAATTGGACATTCAATAGTATTATATTTGCACACCCCAACAGTAAAAGATCTTATTAAACTACACTCTTTGGATAAAGAAGACTTAATAAAGGCATGTATACAAAAAATTTCAATCAAAAATGAAATATTCCATACAAATAAATTTCTTTCAGAAGAAATAAAAAATATTTTGGACAATTTGCCTATGTCGGTAGTTCCAAAATTAGACAACTTTTTAAAAAGACAACCAGAATTATACATAAACCTGTCCTTTGAAAATGAGGAAAAGGAGGTGACAGGTTTACTTAATTTTTTTATCTTTCGGTAAAGTTTTTTGATTTAAAAAGTTATTTCATAACAAACTTTACCTTAATAAACAATTTTAACTGGTCTCTACAAGATATAGAAAACTGTATATTCTGGGAGAGAGACATTTATCTAAAGCTTGTTGCCGATTACGAGGAAAAGAAAAAACAAAAACAAATGCAAAAAATGTCCACCGGAGATTATTTTAACCTATGAACGAACAATCAAATAACTTTTCAATAGACATACAGGCAGAAGTTGATTCGGTATCTAATTTGGATTCAGAATTAACAGGTGAACCGTCTACTGTTGTAAACGTTTTAAAAGATATTCCTCTTCCAGAAACAGTTTTTTACACAGCAACAGACATAGACATTGATAGCAGAATTAAGCCACAAATTTCCTCTTTTGATACAGATGTAACGATCAAGGTAGATGCTGAAGAAGCGTATTCAAAGGCAGAGGAAACAGAAAAAAGATTAAATGAAGTTCGTGACGGTATGTTAGATATGTACAGCAATATGATGAATTCGTGGTTGCCTAATAATAACAAAGATGATTTTGAGGAAAGACCAACCACAGAACCGCAAAATTTAATATTTGAAAATAGACGAGATAGAATGAGTATGGCCCCAAAGTGGGCTTAAAATAAAAAAGGCCCCTTTCGGGGCCTTTTTCAATCCTTCTCCATTTCGGAGAAGTACTGCAGAGGATCCTTTTCCTCCACGTCTTCTACAACTGAAGTCTCTTCAACATCATCCTCAATACTCTTGCTCTCAGCAAACTGAGCACGGATATCGTCACCGACAGACTTCTTAAATCGTGCATTCAACTCTTCAAAGCTCTTAAACTGACTCTTGTCAACAAAAGTCTTGAGAGGATACTGCTTCTTCCAAATTTCCTCAAGCTTCTTATCCTCACCACCAAACAGAGGTGCTGGTGTCGCAAACTCACTTCGGTCGTAGTTAACATAACCACCTACGTTCCGAATCTTAATCTTAAAATCAGCACCAGTCCAGAAGTTGAAGGGATCTACTGCAACTTCATCTTGGAATTCTGGGTGAGCAAGGCTTTGGATTTTCTGGAAGATCTTAGTTCCATACTGATAAAGAAAAACCTTTCCTTTATTTTCCGGATTAGCGGGATCTTCGATGACCAAAATGTTGGAAATGTAAGTCAGCTTACGCTTACGCTGGCGCGCAATGTTCTTGTCATCCTCAATACCACTATTCCAAAGTTCTGTGTTTGCCGCACATACAGGGCACTTTTCACCCAGCGTTGTCGGGCAGTTCTCATAGAACCAACCACCCTTGCCCTTGAATGTGTGACTATAAACTGCAACGAAAGGTGCATCTTCGCCATCAACTTCGGGGAGGAATCGGACAACCGCGTATCCGTTGCCAGCCTTATCGATACCCGGCTTCCATAGCCGTTCATCCTTGTAGCCCTCCTTGGAGGTCATCTTATCAAGACGCTCTGTTAGTGCTGCGACTGAGTTCTTACTCTTCTTCTTAAAATCTGAAAAATTTGCCATATTCGTTCTTTCCCCAAGGATCTCCCTTGGCCTAAATGACTGATGTATGATACCTTAAACTCCAGATCAGTCAACTGGCAGTTTACGGGTTTTTGATTTTTTAAGTAAATGAAGATTATGAGCCTCTTGCTCAATTTTTTCAATTAAAGGTTTTGTTAGAAGTTTTCCAGCCGCAGAGGGTTCTAAATTCATCTCATTGGACAATTCTAAAACACAATCCATAAAAGATAAATTTGTAGATTTTACTCTTTCCAAAACTTTACTAGAAAACTTTTCCTTAGCAGCGTCATCTATATACATGGTACCAGTTTACTCTTGTAGATGTTAAAAGCAATAAATAAAATGATCTAAATATTCCTAGAACTATTTAGACCAATTTAAGGAAGATATATGCCATCACCATCACCATTTGGCCCACAAGATGATAACGTAATTATTGAAACAGGCGGTCTTACATTCTTTGTCGCCACAGATTCTGTAGTATTTGCTGGTGTTACGGCACAGTTCCAATTACAAAAGTTGGCATTCGGGCCAACTGGATCGGCTCAAATTGTTACTTCAACTAGTGGTCTGCCAGTAAATGTTGTTGCTGGTGGTATTACCGCAAATTTGGTTGGTTTCTGTGGTGCAGTTCAGGGTATAGTTGGCGGAACACCAGTAACTGTTGATGGAACAGTTTATGTTACTGGTATATCAAGCGCACCAGCCTATGTTAGAACTGCATCGGGCTATCAAGTAGAAATTACAGGTGGGGTACCATTAAACAAAACAAAAGATGCAATTTCTGTATTCGGACCATCTGGAAGTACATGGGTTTTTGCTAATCTAGTTAATCAATCTGGAACACAAATTGGAAATTCTGCAAATCCAATGTTTGTTCAAATAAGTGGTGCTACAATCAATGCACTAATCAATCCAACAGTTGGGGTTACAAATAGTGCCTCGTCTCCACTATTCATCTCTGGTGTATCTGGCGCTACAGCAGTTTCAGTCAATGTCGGAAATACTGTAGGAGTAAACGATACAGCCATTCTAAATGGTATGACTGCTCTTTATGGTCAGCTAGTTTCACTAAACCTAGGTTTAGCAACAGCGATGCCAACAGGATTTAAGACAGGAAGAACATCTTCTACATATCCAGCAGTACAACAACTTGATTCTGGATACACCTGCGGCAAAGGCGTATCTGTTAAAGCACTTTCAACAAACACAGACTTTATTTACTTAGGAAACTCTGGTTCATTCTCGGGTAGCGTTGGTCACGCTCTTGACCCCGGTGACAGTGTATTCTTCAGCATCGACAATTTGAATAAAATTTATGTGTTGGCTGCAAGTTCAACACAAACAGTGACATACATAGCTTCATAATATGCCGTTTAATCCTACATTAAACAATGTAAGAGTATATAAAAATTATGGTATTTCTGTATATGGAAATACATATGATCCTATCTTTACAAAAGGTTGGATAAATTCAACTCCAAATATTTCAATATCCGGAACGACATGCTATTTGGACTATTCAAACGCTTTTGACACATCTGATAGAACCTTTTTGAAAAAGACTTTTGGTGTAGTCCCTGCTGGAACAACATTTTATGTTTCTCCTGTAGAATATTACGATCCAAATACAGATTATAGAACATATGTTGGTGGAACTTGTTTATTTCAGTCAACATTTAATGGTGGAAAAATAATTATTGGCAGTGTTGTGAGTGGATTCACATACACACAAAGCTACAACTTTTTTAATCAAGAAAATTTTATAACAGCACCACAGTATAATTTTACTTACACTGGAACAACTGGTTATAATTACATTTTAAATTCTTTCCCAACAATAAACCAAACAAATTTAAAGAGAATGGGATTTTTGGGAAATCGTTTAAATTTTGAAGAGTACGTTGAGTTGTCCGGTGCAACTGGTTTAAATTATGGAAAATTAAAAATTGATTCTGTGGTCTCTTTGAAAGATTCTCAGGAAGCACTGTATCTCACAGGCACTGCTCAAAATCAAAATTTGACTCAATCTGCAACTGAACTAAAAATGTATATTCGTGGAAGCTCGGATGTAGATGAAATTCAAAAACCACAAAATGTTTTAGGGATATACAGGATTCACAATGCAGAAAATCAACTTGTTGACTGCTACGAGAATCAAAACGAATATCAGGTCCATTTAAGAAAACAAACTCTTGGATCGACATACAGTGGTTATTGGGTTCAGTGCGAAACTTGCCCAACTACAATTTATGGAGAAGATTTGGCGGTTGAGGATTTTGTTTCAAACATGTTGTTTGATAACTTATTGTTTGTGTATATCAATACAACCGTTACCACATCTTTCCCAGATTTTACTCCAGTGTATAATCGATCACTTTTAACTCAGAGAAATCTTACAGGAAATCCACAAAACGCATCATCGTTGACGTTCTCTATAAAAACAGGATTGAAAATCGATTTAAGCCATTCATCTCTGCAAAACTGGACATTTGATATTTACATTGATCCGGCTTATACAATTCCCTTAGCG